CTAATGACAAAGAACTTGGTGAACAAATAAGAAAACTATATGAACCCTAATAGACAAATTAAAAAAGCATTAACAAAAGAAGTAATTAAAGAAATTAATAAAGCACATATGTGGTGTGCCTTAATGATGGATGAAAAAAGTAAAATTAAGATTAAAGCACCTAATCAAAAAAATTTAAGTGTGATTGCAGTATTACTATTTTCAAATCCAGATTTGCATGAATACATAAATGAATTAATTGATTTAATGAAAGCTGAAGAAGCAAAACAAACTGAATTAGAAACTAAAGAATAAACTATGGGTGGAAAGTCAAGTCAACAAAAGGGCAAAAGATTTGAATTATCAATTGCTAATAAACTAAAAGAATTATTTAACATTAAAGTAAGAAGAACACCATTAAGTGGTGGAATGGACTTTAAAGGTGACATTATTTGCATTGATGATAATAGTATAATAAGTGAATTTAGTTTTGAATGTAAGAACCAAGAAAAATTAAACATATGGAAAGCATTAGAGCAAAGTAGAAATGATGCGCCAAGGGGTAAAACACCATTAGTAGTATTTACTAAAAATTTTGAATTAGATTACTGTGCTATAGAATTAAATGATTTTTTAAATTTATTATTAGAACTTGAGGAATTTAGGAATCAAAAAAAATTATAATTTTGTAAGAACGTGGATAAAAACAAAGTATTATCATTATTAGCTGAATACCATAATAAATGGATTTCAAATGTTGATGCTTTAATAAATGATGAAAACATAATTGCTGAAGATATAGTACAAGATATGTATTTAAAAATTCATGGTTCAAAAGATGAGGTAATAAAAAAAGCAATTCAAAACAATAAACCACATATTGGATATGTTAATAAAATTTTGTACACTATGTACTTAAATGCACAAAAACAAGAAAGCTTAAAAACAGAATTAAAAGATAATCATACAATAGAAACTAAAGAACCAGAAATAAACAAATTCAATATAGAAAAGAAGATAGATGAAATAGTAAATTCATTTTATTGGTTTGATAGAAAACTATTTAATTTATATAGAAAGGAATTTCATACAATTAGAAGCTTAAGCAAAGCAACTAAAATTAGTCATGTAGTAGTACAAAACACAATTAGCAAGTGTAAAAAAAAAATTAAAAGAAAATTAAAAAATGAAATCTAAAGGTTTAGGAGATAGTATAGAAAAAGTATTAAAGAAAACAAAAATAGATAAAGTAGCTAAATTCATATTGGGTGAAGATTGCGGATGTGAAGCCAGGAAAGAAAAACTAAATAAACTATTCCCATATAAAAATGCTAAATGCTTAATAGAAGATGAATACAATTATCTAAAAGAATTCTTCAGCAAACATAGAAACACATTAACCAACATAGAACAAAAAGAACTATTAAAAATATTCAATAGAGTATTTAATGCCAAAAAAGAATCATCAAGCTGTGGATCTTGTGTAAGGGACTTAATACAACAAATGAAAACTTTATACAAAACCTATGAAGAAGAAAACAAAGAAAAGTGAACATAAAACAAGAAAACAAACTGAAGAAAAATTATTAATATATTTAGAACAGTTAGAACAAATCAACAATGAAAATACAATGAATGATGGCAAATGAAGAAAATTTAAAAAGTTGGACAAAAGGACAAAGTGGAAATCCTAAAGGCAGACCAAAAGGAAGTAAGAATAGAAGTACAGTAGTAAGAGAATTATTAGAAGTTTTATTAAAAAGAAAAAATCCATTAACTGGCAAAGAAGAATGGTTAAGTGCTGAACATCATATGACTATTGCAGTATTACAAAAGGCATTTGAAAAAGGTGATGTAAATGCTTATAATGCATTAATGAATTCAGGTTATGGCTCACCTAAAGATACAGTAGATTTAAACACGACTGAAACAGTATCACATGACTTTAAACAATTAGTTAGTGCAATTAAGTTTAAGCAATAAATATAAAATATTTGAAGAATCTGATTCACGTTATTTTATTGTAACTGGTGGAAGGGGTTCTGGTAAATCCTTTGCTATTAACACATTCTTACTATTACTAACATATGAAGCTGGGCATACTATTCTATTTACAAGATATACTTTGCGTTCTGCATCAATATCTATAATACCTGAGTTCATAGAAAAAATAGAACTACTAAAAAAAACAGAAGACTTTGTAATAACTAAAGATGAAGTATTAAACAAGGTAACTAAATCTAAAATACTATTTAGAGGTATTAAAACAAGTTCAGGTGATCAAACTGCAAATCTTAAATCATTACAAGGGATTACAACATGGGTATTTGATGAAGCAGAAGAAATGACTGATGAAGATATGTTTGATAAAATAGATTTATCAGTACGTCAAAAGGGTTTAGATAATAGAGTAATATTAATACTAAATCCAACAACTAAAGAAAACTTTATATATCAAAGATGGTTTGAATCAAAAGGTGTTGAAGCTGGAAGCAACATAACTAAAGATGATACAACTTACATTCACACAACTTATTTAGATAACATTGAAAACCTAAGTAAAAGTTATATAGAGCAAATAGAAAGAATGAAAGAACGTAGGCCAAGTAGATACAAGCACACAATACTTGGTTCATGGTTAGATAAAGCAGAAGGTGTAATATTTACTAATTGGAAAATAGGAAAGTTTAAACAAGTGGGGAAAAATGTATTTGGCCAAGATTATGGATTTAGCAATGATCCAACAACATTAGTACAAACCAATATAGATAAAGAGAATAAACTAATTTATGTTAAGTTATGTTTTTACCAACCTAAACTCACAACAAGTGATATAGCAACATTAAATACTAAATTTGCAAATAGAGATTTAATTGTAGGTGATTCAGCTGAACCAAGATTAATTTCTGAGTTAACAAGAAACAATAATATAGTAGCAGCAATAAAAGGTCAAGGTTCAATAACTTATGGTATTAGCTTATTGCAAGATTATGATTTGATTATTGATGAAGAAAGTACAGATTTAATTAAAGAACTAAACAACTACTGTTGGTTAGAGAAGAAATCACAAACACCAATAGATAAATTTAATCATGCTATTGATGCATTGAGATATGCAGTAAGCTATCAATTACAAAACCCAAATAAGGGTGAATATCATTACTATTAAAAATAAATATTAAATTCCTATATAACAAAGTCAAAAAAAAAACATTTATATAATATGAAGCTTATTAAAAAGATAATTAAATACATTAAATATATTGAACAAGAAAAACTTAAATTAAGTATTAAAGCATTTACACCAACTAACCTTTTTTAATATGGCAATTAAACTAACTATACCAGAATCACTAAATGAAATCACTTTAGGCCAATATCAAAAGTGGCTTAAAATAACTGATGGCAAAGAAATGAATACTTTTTACCAACAGAAGATGATTGAGATATTTTGTAAAACAAGATTAATAGATGCTTTAAGAATGAAAGTAACAGACATTAATAAAATTACTTTTGACTTAAATAAAATATTTGAAGATAAACCAGCATTTAAAGATAGATTCAGAATGAATGAAAAAGAATTTGGATTCATTCCTAAATTAGATGATATGACTTTTGGGGAGTATGTTGATCTTGATAATTACCTTAATGAATGGGAAACAATGGATAAAGCAATGGGTGTTTTATTTAGGCCAATATCATTTAAAAGAAAAGGGCAATACAGAATTGAAGAATATGAAACTGCAAGTAAATACAATATGAAGAATATGCCTTTAGATATTGTAATGGCTTCACTACTTTTTTTTTGGAATTTAAAAAGAGAATTATTGAAACATATAGTGAATTATTTACAGAATCAGCAAGAAGTGAATTTGCCTCCACATCTGATAGCTTCATTAAAAAATGGGGTTGGTATCAATCCATTTACGGACTCAGTAAGGGAGATATTAGAAACATATCAAAAGTAACTAAATTAAAGTTGCATCAATGTTTGTATATGTTATCATTTGAAAAGGACAAAGCAAAAGTAGAAGAAAGTATTTTAAAAAGAAATGCAAAAGGATAAAATAATAGAAGAACTAATAGAAAGAAAATTATTCTTAGAAGATGATGTAATTGTTCTTGCAGATGGTTATGAAGATGCCATGATTGGGGTGACTGCTACAAAACCATTAAGAGTAATATATGACTTTTGGAAATGTTTAGACATTACAATAAAAGATGAAGATATGAGTTTTGATGATGCATTAGATTTTTTAAATGAATTTATAGAAGAAGATATGGGTGATCATTCTCCCCTATACATAAAAAATATATAGTATGAATAGTTTTTACAGAGTAATAGACAATATTAAAAATGCAATAAGTGCTGAACCATTTAATCATCAGGTTACATTTGGAGATATAGCAGACATAGATTTGCAAAAACAAAGTTTATATCCATTGTGCCATATAATGGTTAATAATGCAACTATTACAAATAACATAGTTCAGCAGAACATGACAATCTTTTTAATGGATTTAGTAGATGTAAGCAACTCTGAAGATGCAAGTTTATTTTTAGGTAATGACAATAGGCAAGATATATTAAACACTCAGTTAGCATTAGGCACAAGAATAATGAGGGTATTACAAAAGGCAGATGCATATAGAGATGAATTTGAAATTGTAGGTGATGCAACTTGTGAACCATTTACAGAAAGATTTGAAAACATGTTAGCTGGATGGGCAATAACATTTACTATTAACACTTATACAGATATGACATATTGCTAATGAAAAATTTTGAAGAAGCATTAAAGAAGTATGCAGAATATGTAATTAAAAAAGCTAAGGAAAATTTAGCTAAGGGTGGCAAATATGGCTCACAAGATAAAACTGGTGCTTTATCAAATAGTTTAAGTTATAAAATTAATAAAGGAAAGGTATCATTTTTAGCAGAAAATTATGGAGTGTTTCAAGACCAAGGTGTAAAAGGCGCAAAGTCAACTTATCCTGAAAGTAGGACATCACCATTTAAATACACAACTAAAATGCCGCCAAGCAGTGTATTTGATAAATGGACAATTAGAAGTGGAATAGCACCAAGAGATAAAAAGGGAAGGTTTATAAAAAGAAAGTCATTAAACTTTTTAATAGCCAGAAGCATATATAAAAAAGGAATTAGGGCTACTATGTTTTTTACTAAACCATTTGAAGAAGCTTTGCCATTATTTGAAGATGAAATATTAGAAGGTTTTTTAGAAGATAATTTAAATTTAGAAGAATGAGTACAAGAATACAAACCAGGTCACCATATTATATAAGGCCAGCAAATGTAACTGGATTAACATCAACACAATTAAAGTTATATATTTTTAGTGGTGTGATTGGAGATAAACCAGCTTCACCACAATATACACTTACTAAGAAACCTATCAACAGTGAAACAAGTGTAACATTTGAAATAAGTGAATTAATACAAGATTACTTTTCACATGCTTTCACTGGTTCATATTCTGGTGCTGGATCTACATTGTGGGTGATTGCTGATTTTCAATATACAACAGCAAGTGCAGTAACAACTTCATCCAGTACATTTTTAGCATTTGATTCATTTAGTGAGTTTAAGAATGGTGCAAACCATCTTTTAAATTTAGATGATTTAGTAACTGCAAGTTATATGCAATATAATAAAGGAACTACAATAGTATTGCCAATAAATGCAGAATCAGCAACTAATGTAACATTCAAATTAAATGGATCCAATGTGCAAAGTACTGCAATCACAGATAATGGAAACACAAACCAAAAAATACAATACATAACATATTCTGGCACTGCTGATAGAATTGATATTGCTGGGAATGTAGGTGATACAATTATAACACTTGAAGAAGTAGAAGAATGTAAATTTACACCTATTAAAATAACATTCATAAATAAGAATGGAGCATTACAAGATTTATGGTTCTTTAAAAAGTCATTAGAAAACATGAATGTAACTAAAAGTGAATTTAACAGAAATTTATTAGATAGGGTAAATGTAAGCTATACAACAACAGAAGCTTCTAAAAGAACATATGACATAAATGCAAATGAATCAATAAGCATTAATTCAGGTTTTGTTGATGAAGCCATGAATCCAACATTTGAAGAATTATTAGTAAGCAAATCAGTATGGATGACAAAAGATAGTACAGTATTTCCAATGAAGGTTGCTGATAGTTCACTAAGTTTTAAAACAAGTTTAAATGATAAATTAATAAACTATGCTATCAATTTTGAATATGCATTTGATTTAATTAATAACGTACATTAATGCAAGAATTAATATTATATATCAGGCCACAATTTAGAAACAATGTCACACAAGATTATGTGAAGGTTGACATGTTTAGTGATGAAAATGTAACATTAACACAAGTGATCCAAGATGTAAGAGATATTGACAAAGTGTTTACAGATTTTTCACAAACATTTAGTTTACCAGCATCACAAATTAATAATAAACTATTTCAACATTGGTACAATCCTGACATAGATGGATTTGATAGCAATATACAAAGTGAAGCAATTATAGAACTAAATTACCAACCTTTTAAAAGCGGTAAAATACAACTTCAGGAAGTTAAGATGAAGAACAATAAGCCAAGTGTTTACAAGGTTACTTTTTTTGGTAAAACAGTTTCATTGAATAATACATTTGGTGAAGATCAGTTAAGTAATTTAAATTGGTTAAGTAATTTATCTTATGATAACACATATGCTAATATAAAAGCTGGTTTGAATTTAGGCCTTGATTTAACAGTAAGTTCAACAACATATAATGATGCAATTATTTACCCTTTAATTTCACAAAACCAAAGATATATTTATGATTCTGGCGGTAATTATGACAATGGGGGAAATTTATCTATTCATTCAAGTAATCATGGTAAGCGAGGAGTATTTCCTGAAGATTTAAAACCAGCTATAAAAGCAAGTTTAATAATTAAGGCAATAGAAGAACAATACGGAATAACTTTTAAATCAAGTGAATTTTTTGATTCAACTGAATTCAGTAATGTTTATTTATGGATGAATAGAGAAAAAGGAAAAATTAGTTTATCAAGTAATATATTAATAGATAGTGAAACATTTTTTTGTAGTAGTCCATCACCAGCAAGTGCATGTACATATTTTTCTTCAACTGCTGAATCTCAATTTGTAGATGGTGTTTTTAAAATTGAAAGAACTGCTACTATTGATGAGTTTCATTATACTGCAAGTGTAACTCCTGCATCAGGATATACATCTGTAATATATACTATTGAAATTATAGATAGATTGACTAATACAGTAGTATCTTCAACAACTGGTAGCGGTTCAAAACAAACTAACATAATTTATGGAGGTTCATTGGCTGGTGGTTCATTAGCTCAAGAAATAGCATTAGGAGAAAAAAAAGAATTAGTAACAAGGGTAAGTTCTGAATCTTCTTTAAATTTTAGTATTAATGAAACTTTAAAAACAGTTGATACTGGTGTTTCATATCAAGTTGTTAATCTTTCAACTACATCACCTTTAAGTTTAGCAAGTCCAAAAATATTACCAAATAATCAAATGCCAGATATTAAAATAATTGATTATTTAAAAGGGTTGTTTAAAATGTTTAATCTTACTGCATTTTTAGATAGTAATGATGAAATAGTTGTAAAAACATTAGATGATTTTTATGGTGATTCTACTACTACTCATGATATTAGCCAATATGTTAAAACAGATGAAAATACAGTAAGTGAAGCATTGCCATTTAGTACAATAGATTTAGAATATGTTGAACCACAATCTAAACTGGCAATTACACAAACTAATTTATTTAATAAAAAATTTGGAAGTGCTGAATTTAATGCAAATGCAAGTAGGGGAAAACAATATAAAGTAGAAGCACCATTTGAACATATGTTATATGAAAGATTAATCAATTTAGGTTCTGGCACTTATACAGAAGTACAATATGGTTTAATGGTAAATGAAAATGATGAATCATTTGTAAATAAACCATTATTATTTTATGCAATATATCAATCATCAATAACTAATCAAATAAACATGGTTGATAATGTAAGGCCTGAAGGTGGTGGTTTAGCTCAAAGCACAGGCCCAAATGATAATTTAAGTGCTTATTGGATGCCACACAATGCAAATGAATTAGGAACTACATCTACTGCCCCAGCATTTAATCTTAATTTTGGTAGTGAGATTAATAGTTACACATTAACTGATTATGGTGGTGATAATAATTCTTTATTTCAAAAGTTTTATCAAAATTATATTACAAGAGTATTTAACACAAGAACAAGAATATTTAAATATAAAGCCATATTACCATTAAAGTTTTTATTAAACTATTCTTTAGCTGATAAAGTATTTGTAAATGGTAGATCATTTACTATAAATAAAATTACAACTAAACTACAAACTGGAGAATCATCACTTGAATTATTAAATGAACCAACATCATGAAAGAATTAATTGAAGCATTAGAATTTTGCAAGGAAAATAATATCTATGATAAAAACATAAATATTGCATTAGGTAAAAACTTATATGCACAAACTTTTGAAGAAGGTGCAATACAAAAAAAAATAAAAGAATATGAAAACTATCTTAGTAGAAATTGATGTAGAGGGCGCACCACAGGCCATTAAAAATATTAATGACTTAGAAAATGCTATTGGTTCATTAGAAGATGAATTAAAACAAGCTGAATTTGGTAGTGAAGAATTTAAAAAATTATCAAGGGAATTAACTAAAGCTCAACAACAATTAAAGAATACAGAACTTGCATTAGAATCTTTAGATTCAGAACAAGTTGCAAGTGAGTTTGGCGCATTAACTGGGGCGGTAGGTGATTTGACTGGTGCATTTGTTTTACTTGGTGGCGAAGATAGCCCTGTAGCAGAAGTTGGTGAAAAAATTAGTACTGCTATTGGTATATCAATGGCATTTAAAGGAGCAATAGAAGGTATAAGTGCTGGTAGAAAATTATTAAACAATGCATTAGCAACATCAAACACATTACAAAAAATTAATAATACTGTTACTGTTGCTGCCACTGCAATTATGGGTTTATTTGGCAAATCTGTAAAAGCTACATCATTATCATTTAAAGTTTTAAAAGGTGCTATAATGGCAACTGGTATTGGCGCTTTAGTTATAGGAATATCTTCTGCAATTAGCGCTATTGGAGATTGGATTAGTGGCACTGAAGATGCTGAAGAACAATCTGCAAGGTTCCAAGCAGCAATAGAAGAAACTAACCGAGCATTAGACAAACAAACAAAAGCATTTGATGATGTTAATAGGCAATTAGATAGAAGTTTAAAATTACAAACTGCATTAGCAAGGGCGCAAGGAAAATCAAATCTGGAAATTGCTAAGATGGAAGAAAAAGCATTGAAGCAAAAAATATTAAACTTAAAAGATGAAATTTCTGCCACAACAAAAATGTATAAAGATAAACTTGAACTTTTTAAATTTTCTTCTTCTACAGAAGAACAATTAAGGCAAAATAATATTGCAGGTTTAGGTGATTTATTTAATAAAGAAGCAGAATTGCAAACTAAAATTGCTGATTTAAGAAATTCACTTGCAGTAAAAGAAATTGAAAATAGAGCAGCAGAAGTAAAAGCTGAAGAAGAAAAACAAAATAAAATAAATGAATTAAATAAAAAAGCATCTAAGGAAAAAAAAGAAAGAAATAAACAAGCTGAAAAAGATGCTAAAGAACAAGCCGAAAAAGAAAGGCAAAGAAAAGAAGAAGAATTACAAAGACAAAGAGATCATGAACAAAATTTAGCAGATATTAGAAATGAATTTTTATTAGAGTTAGAAGAAGAAACAGAAATATATAGACAAAGTTTTTTAACAGAACAACAAATAGAAATTGAAGCAGTTGAAGATAAATATTTTAGATTAAAAGAATTAGCAATACAACATGGTGAAGATACTACACAATTAGAATTAAATGAAGAAAAAGCAAAAGCAGATATTAGAAAAAAGTTTGCTGATGAAGAATTAGCTAATCAAAGGCAATTAAATGACCAGAAATTGACAATTGCATCTGACGCCTTAGGTGCTATAAATGGTTTAGTGCAAGCATTTGCAAAAGAAGATGAAGAAAGTGCAAGAAAAGCATTTAATGTAAATAAAGCAGTAGGAATAGCGCAAGCAATAATATCAACTGCGCAAGGTGTAATAAATGCATATGCAAACCCAGTTGACGTTGCAAGTGGTGTAGCATTTGCCAAGTCAGCAATTATTGCAGCAACTGGAGCAGCGCAAATAGCAGTTATTTCAAAAACAAAATTTGATAGTCCAGAACAAGCACCATCACCTACCCCATCAACTGGAATAGGTGGGGGAACTGGGGCAACAACGCAACCACCAGCATTTAACGTAGTAGGCCAATCAGGATTTAATCAAATAGCAACTGCATTAGGCCAAGGCCAACCACCAATACAAGCATTTGTAGTATCTCAAGATGTTACAACTGCACAACAATTAGATAACGCAATAATACAAACAGCAACTTTTTAAAAACAAAACAAAATGGAAATAATAGAACTTTTATTAGATGAAGAAAATGAAACTGCTGGAATAGATGCAATAAGTATTGTATCATCACCAGCCATTGAATCAGATTTTATTAAACTAAAATCACAAGAAATCAAATTTGCAAAAGTAGATGATGAAAAGCGCATTTTAATGGGTGCTGCTTTAATTCCTAACAAACCAATATACAGAAAGGATGAAAGAAAAGAATACTATGTTTATTTTTCTGCTGATACAGTACGTAAAGCAAGTGAGTTATTTTTTATGAATGGAAATCAAAACAATACAACATTAGAGCATAATATGGCATTAAATGGTTTAACAGTAGTTGAATCATGGATAGTAGAAGGCGAACAAGATAAGAGCAAAATGTATGGCCTTGATGTTCCTGTTGGCACATGGATGGTATCAATGAAAGTAAACAATGATGAAATTTGGAATGAATATGTGAAAACAGATAAAGTAAAAGGATTTTCAATTGAAGGTTACTTTGCTGACAAAGCAAACATAAAAGCAAGTGTAGAAGATGTTGCTGAAAAAGAAGCAGAAGAAAAAATAGAAGAAATTAGAAATCTATTTAAAAAAAAAGTTGAATTAGAAACTTACAATGATTATCCTGATGCAGTTAGTAATAATGCTAAAAGGGGAATAGAACTTAATAAAAAAGTAAATAATAAATGTGCTACACAAGTTGGAAAAGTAAGAGCGCAGCAATTAGCAGATAAAAAAAATATAAGTTTAGACACTATTAAAAGAATGTATAGTTATTTAAGCAGAGCAGAAACATATTATGATGAAAGTGATACTGAAGCATGCGGAACAATATCTTATTTATTGTGGGGTGGCAAAGCTGGATTAAGGTGGTCATTAAGTAAACTTAAAGAACTTGATCAAGTTAATTTAGCATCAATGGTTATAGATGAAAATTTTGCAATTATTGATGATAGATTAGCATATAGCACACAAGAAAAAGCAGAAGAAATGGCAATGAATATTGGGTGTAAAGGTTTTCATACACATGAATTAGAAAATAAAACTTGGTACATGCCATGTGAAAAACATATAAATAAATAAAAATGGGAAATAAATTAACAGACGGAGAAAAAAGTAGAACCTCACCAAAGGGTGGTAAAAGAGGTTGTTTATGTAAAGACAATACATATAATGTTAAATGTTGTGATGGTTCATTAAGGGCGCAAGGAATAGGCAAAACACAAGCATAATTAAAAAAAAATAAAAAAAAGGTATAACAAGTTGAAAAAAAAAACATTTATATAGTATGAAAGCAAATGACATGTTAAATAAAATCAAAACCATTATTGGTGGAATTGAACTAACTGAAGAAGTTAGAGAAGTTGAATTAGCTGAAATGAAACTACAAAACGGAACAGTAGTAGAAGCAGAAGAATTTAAAAAAGGGGAAGCTATATTCATTAAATCAGATGATGAAAGAATTGCAATGCCAGTTGGAGAGTATGTACTTGAAGATGGTAAACTTTTAGTAGTTGAAGAAGAAGGAATTATAGCAGACATGAGAGACGTGTCTGATGATGTACCCGCAAAAGAAGAAGATATGAAAGAAGATATCAAAGAAGAAATGGCTGAAGAAGCAGCTGTTTATGATTGGGAAGGAATGGAAAAAAGAATCAAGAACCTTGAGGACGCCATTGCTGACCTTAAAGAAGATAAAGTTGATGCACCTGAAGATGTAGAAGCAACAGAAGAACTTTCTGAAGAAACAAATGAAGAAGTTAAATCTGAATTATCTAAAGAAGAAATTAAAGAAAATGTAGAAGTAGAACTTTCGGCTGAAGTTGCTGAACCAGTTAAACACAACCCAGAAGCAACAAATGAAAGTAAGTTTACATTAAAGAAAACTAATTATCCTAAGACATTACAACAAAGGATATATGAAAAATTAAATAACTAAAAACAAATAAAAATGGCAACAAGTTTGACAACAACGTATGCTGGTGAATTTAAAGATAAATACATTGCAGCAGCATTAACAAGTGGTAAAACACTTGACAACGGGGGTGTAACAATACTTCCAAACATTGCTTATAAAGAAGTAATGCAAAAATCAGTAATGGGTGATGATTTAATAGTAAACGCAGGATGTGATTACACTGATGCTGGTACTTTAACACTTACTGAAAGAGTTCTTGAAGTAGAAGAATTTCAAGTAAACAAAACAGAATGTAAAAAAACATTTGCTCAATCATGGCAATCTGCTGAAATGGGTTATTCTGTATTAAACCAAAGTTTACCTAAATCATTTGCAGATTTTATTGTACAACAGTACATTGCTAAAATTGCTGCTAAAACTGAAACTAACATTTGGGCTGGTGTTAATGCTAATGCTGGTGAGTTTGATGGATTTACAACTATTGCTGGTGCTAACATAGCTGATTTAGCTGGTGGTGCAATTGTAGTTGGAACTGATGTTACTGCTTCAAATGTAATTACTGAATTAGGAAAAGTAGTTGATCATGTTGCTACTAACACTCCTGCAATCTTAGATAAAGAAGATTTAAGAATTTATGTTGGAAACAAAGTATTCCAAGCTTATGTCAGAGCCCTCGGAGGTTTTGCATTAACTGGTGGTGCTGGTACTGATGATAAAATGACACAATGGTATAATGGAGGAGGACTTACTTTTGATGGTATTCCAATTTTCTTAGCACCTGGGATGCCAGCTAACAAAATGATGTGTACACAAATTTCAAACCTATTCTTTGGATGTGGTGTTCTTGGAGATTTATCTGAATTAAGATTAATTGATACTGCTGATACTTTAGGAGATCAAAATGTAAGATTTGTTGCAAGATGGAAAGCTGGTGTTCAAATCGGTCTTTTAGGTGAAGTAACTTATTATACCTAAGATATAAATTAATTAATAACCATTAAAGGGGGATTAATTTCCCCCCTTAATTAAAAACAAAAACAAGATGGCATGTGATATTAGTTTAGGGAGAAAAGTGCCCTGTAAAGATGTAATAGGCGGAATAACTAAAGTGTATTTTGTTAATTTTGGTGATTTAGGAACAGTTACTACAAATTCAGGTGATGAAATTAGTGATATGACTGGAACTGCTTCTGCATATGAATATGATGTAAAAGGAACAAGTGCTTTAGAACAAGCTATTAACTCATCAAGAGATAATGGCACAACATTCTTTGAGCAAACCTTAACACTATCTTTACCAAAATTAAGCAAAGAAGATAATAAAGAAGTAAAATTACTTTCATACGGAAGGCCACATATTGTAGTAGAGGACAACAATGGTAATTGTGTAATGTGCGGTGTAGAGTATGGGTGTGATGTAACTGGTGGTTCAATTGCTACTGGTGCTGCAATGGGTGATTTTGCTGGTTATTCTTTAACACTTGTTGGAATGGAAAAACTTCCAGCACAGTTTATAGAAAGTGCAGTTGCTGGCAATCCTTTTGCTGGAATGAGTGGAACATTTACAATTGTTCAGGGAACCAATAGTTAAAATAGGCACAAAATTCATAGTTTAGTGTGATTCAATATATAGTTAAGTTGGCTAAAGGAGGGTTACAAATTTGTTTCTCTCCTTTTTTTTTAAAAGTAAAATAAAAAAACATGCAAATAATTACCAAAAGCGGAACAAGATTATTAAATTTAATGCCAAGGGAAACTATTGATAATTCTAAGGTGTATAAACTAACTATTAAAAGTGAGGAACAAAATAAAGTCATTTTAACGGATTCTAATGCATCTTTTACATTAGTTAAGTACTATTACACTTATAGCACAACACAAGCCCTTGATGAAGCTAATTTTTATACTGTGGAGATTAATAACACAACAGATAATACTTTAATATTTAAAGATAAATTATTTTGTACTGATCAAACACTTTCTACTTTTGAAATTAGCAACAATGTATATATTGAAAAATCAACAAGCAATAATGAATACATTTATGCTTAAATAAATATTTAGATGGATAATTTACATTTAATACAATTAAACCAATATGAAAGGCCAATAATCACTGAAGAAAAGAACAGAGATTGGATTGGTATTGGTGAACATAATGATTACTATCAGAATTTGATAGATGCATTTATGGATTCAACTACTAACAATGCAGTTATAAATGGTATTGTAGATAGAATCTATGGCAAAGGTTTAGATGCTACTGATAGCCATAAAAAGCCAGAAGAATATGCAAACATGAAATCTATCTTAAAGAAAAAAGATTTAAGAAGGGTTTGTCAAGATTTAAAATTATTAGGTGAGGGTGCATTTCAGGTTACATATCAAGGCAATAAAATAAAAAGCATAACACATTTTCCAAGAGAAACATTAAGAGCAGAAAAATGCAATGAAGAAGGAGATATAGAAGCTTACTATTATAGTGCTGATTGGAAAGATGTTACAAGAAATACAAAATTAAAAAGATTTCCAGTTTTTGGATCAGGCGCACAGAATGAAATATTTATAGTTAGAAGGTATGTAACTGGATATTATTACTACTCACCAGCTGACTATCAAATTGCTTATGCAGAACTTGAAAAAGAAATTGCTGATTATCTCATAAATGACTGTAAATCAGGTTTTTCGGGGACTAAAATTTTAAATTTTAACAATGGAGTCCCTGACCGTGAAAAACAGTTAAGCATCAAAAATGATGTCATGAATAAGTTAACAGGCAGTCATGGAGAAAAAGTAATAATTGCTTTTAACAATGATGCAGAAAGTAAAACAACTATTGATGATGTACCTTTAAATGATGCACCAGCACACTACTCATACCTTAGTGAAGAATGTTCAAAAAAGATAATGGTAACACATAGGGTGACATCTGGAATTTTAATCGGTTTAAACTCAGCTAATGGCTTTTCAAGTAATGCAGATGAAATTAAAAATGCTTCACTATTATTTGATAATGTAGTTATAAAACCATACCAAGAATTATTGATAGATGCATTAGATGAAATGTTTGCAGTAAATGATATTTCATTAAATCTTTATTTCCAAACTATTGAACCTTTAGAATTCATTGAAATAGATAAAGATATGGATGCTGAAGTAATAGAAGAAGAAACTGGTATTGATGTAGAAGATCAAGATTTTAAAGAAGAAGATGAATACCAACAAATAGAAGAACTAATTAGTAAATCTAAACTAAGTAAACAAGAATTAACTGATGAAGATTATGAAGTTGTTTTGGATGGTTTACAAGGTGAAGTAATGGATGAAGATTGGGAAAAAGTTGCAGAACGTGATTATTTAGAAACTAATGATGAAGAAGATTGGGCAAATAGTTTAATAAAAACTGATTTAGCAAGTATTGATGATAGGCCAAGTGGATTTAGTATTTTAGATAAATCATATTACAAGATTAGATTTAAATATACTAAGGGTTCTAATAAGCCAAATAAAGAAGGAAATACATCCAGACCATTTTGCCAAGCAATGATGGCAAGAACTGCAAATAAAATAGTTTATAGAATTGAGGATATAGATAAAGCCAGTAATTATGCATTTGAAAAATCTGCTAAATTACCTATGCATAATAAACAAGAATATTCATTGTTTAAGTTCAAAGGCGGTGTATACTGCAAACACAAGTGGGTTCAAATTTTATATAAAATGAAAACAAAAGAAGCACTTGAAGGAAAAAAAGGAAGTAAAGATATAGAAGATTACAAAAGAGTAAAAGAAATACCTAAAACATACAGACGTTCACCAGCTGGAAGCAATAAAGCAAAAGTAGCGCCAATTAATATGCCAAATAACGGACATTACCCAGGAGTAAAATAATTAAATAAATAAAAAATGAAAACAATAGAAACAGTATATAGCAAACTAAATTCAGATAAAACAGAATTAGGTACACATAAAGTTGAATTATCAGTAGCAAGTGACATAAAAAAAGGTATCACACAAGGTAAAGCACAATTAAAAAAACTTGATTCAGCTGAAAAATTTTTAAGAAAAGCGCAAGACACTTTTGAGGATGCACTTGATAAAACAAGAGGTGTAATACAAAATTCAGATTTTTATAATAACCAAGTAGATGTTGTAAATAATGCTGAAAAAATTGCAAAAGAACTTGGAATAAATCCTAAAAGTATTGATGGTTTAAATGAATTATTGGATTTAATGGATGATGTAAATTTTGGTGAAAAAGAATTAAATAAATTAATTGACCAAAAAATTATTTAAAATAAATTAAGATATGGCAAAAGCATTATTCATAACACGTCAAGATTTAGTAACTTTTACAAGTGCCAATGGAAGCCTTGACCCTGACAAGTTCTTACCCTATATTTCTTTGGCACAAGATATACACATGCAAAACTACTTAGGTACAGATTTGTATGAAAAGATTGAGAAGCTTATTAGAGATGGTGAATTAACAGAATTATTAAATCCTAACTATTTTAATTTAGTAAAAGATTATTTGAAAGATATGTTAATATATTGGGCTATGGTAGAATATTTGCCATTTGCTGGTGTTAATATTACTAATGGTGGAATCTTTCAACATAGTCCAGAAAATGCAACTGCATTAGATAAAGATAGAGTAGATTTTTTAATTGAGAATACAAGAACTAAAGCACAACACTACACAAATAGGTTCATTGATTACATTTGTTTTAACACTAATTTATTCCCTGAATATAATAGCAATTCAAATGGTGATATAGACCCAGATACGGTTGCTAATTTTGGAGGTTGGGTATTATAAATATTAAATAAAAAAAAGTATGTCAGATTTTGGTAAAATATATGAGAGTTCTTATTGGGGTGTTGCTGTTTGTGATAATACTATTGGTTGGGGTTCAATATATAAATCAATAGCAAACTGCTCAGATGCTTCTTTTAGTTATGCTGAATCAAGTTATGCAACAAATGGTACAGATCCTACACCAACAATAACTGGTGATGCTGGAGGTACTTTTACTGCATCTCCTGAAGGTTTAAGTATTAATTCATCAACTGGTGAAATAACATTATCAACATCAAGTATAAATTCATATACAGTAAGATATACATTACCAGATGCAACATTTGCAGAACAATCATTAGCAATAACAGCACCAGCTTTCACAAACGCAAATAGTTTTACATTTGATGGGGTGAATGATTATTTTGAAACTAATTACACACCACCAGTAGGCAGTTCTTCAAGAACAATTTCACTATGGTTTTATGCAAATAATTCTTCATTTAAAACAATATGTGGATATGGTACTGCTTCTTCAAATCAAGGTTTTGACATTGTTAATTATACATCAAATACAATAGGGGTTCATTTATTTGGTACATCTGTTTTAGCTGGTGGAACATATAATGCTTCAGCTTGGAATCACTACGCTATAACTTATGATGGTACAACATTAAGAGGATATTTAAATGGTTCAGCAGTTGCAACAAGCACAAATACTGTTAACACTGGTACAACAAATAAATTTCAATTATCAAAAGGAGCTTATTCAACAGCAAATTATTTTAGCGGTAAAGTTGATGAAGTTGCAATTTGGACAAGTGCTTTAAGTTCAACCGCAGTAACAGAAATTTACAACTCAGGTGCGCCAAATGACTTAGATAATTTAACTAATGCATCAAGCCCAACAGCTTGGTATAGAATGGGTGATTAAAAAATGATTAATTAAAAAAAATATGGCAACAGAATTCATATCAAATAGTTGGCTTATGCCAGAAAACAGCAATCAAGATAAACTTGCTAACTACTCTTTATCATTCGATGGAACTGACTCAATTAGCTGTGGAAATATAAGCCAATTAAATAGTGCTTCAAATTTTTCAATAAATTTGTGGATTAAATATGAAACATCATTAGCTTTTAAAATAATATTTGATAAATCAGACGCTTCAGGGAATAATGTTATAAGGTTATATAATTGGGGAGCAAGTGGGATATTATATTTGTGGATAAAAAATTCTGGAACTGGGAGTGTTTCTTATGTAAATAATTTTTCATCTTTAGTTAATTTAAATGAATGGAATCTATTAAGCATTGTTTATGACGGAAATGAATCTTCAAATAATGATAGAGCAAAAATATATCTAAATGGAAACAGTAGTAATATAATTACAAATTTTGGAACTATTCCAACAAGTACAGGAGATATAACGGATTCTTTTACACTTGCAAAAATAAGTAATTCAAGTGGCAATCAATTTACAGGAAAACAAACAGAGGTATCAATATTTGATTATGCACTTTCATCTTCACAAGTTACACAATTGTATGGTACTGGCTCAGCAGTTGGCAACCCTATGGCAATAACAAACGGTAGAAAACCTGTTGCATATTACCCACTTGGAAATTCAGCTTTTAACGGTGAGTTTTTAGCAAGTAATGGAGCAGAACAAGATTATGTATTTGACTTTGATGCGATAGATGATATTATAGAAGCACCAAGATTAAATTTGACTTCTGCTATTTGTGTGTCATTTTGGATGAAAACAACTGCTACGGGTGTACAGTGGATTGTTAATGAAGATAGAACAAGTGGAACAAATAGAAACTGGGCTATTTTATTAGCGTCAAATAAATTAAATTTCCTTGTATACCATACAGATGGAACAAACACTCAATTTATAAGAAGTACAGCTTCAGAAGTGCAAGACGGAAATTGGCACAATGTAATTTTTACTTGGGATGGAACAACAACAGCAAATGCATTTAAAACATTTATAGACGGTGGCAATGAAGAAAGCACAACAGCGACAAGCTCAGGGATTAGAAATCTTTCAACATTTGGTTTAGCTATTGGTTCAGTTCAACAAAATGCTGGTTTTAGGTTTGATGGTCAACTTTCAAATGTTGCTATATTTAACACATCATTACCAGCAACAGGAACAGAATCTGTTGAATCTTTATATAACTACGGAACACCACCAAATATAGCTTCTTATAGTGGTTTACAAGGATGGTGGGAATTAGATGCTTCAGCAACCTTTGATGGTTCAAATTGGAGTATTCCAGATGCTTCAAGTAATTCTAATACTGGCACATCTTCAGGTATGACAGTTGCAAACCTTGTGCAAAGTGATTTAATTATAAATGCGCCTTTTGATAGTTTTTCTTTATCTTTTGACGGTGTTGATGATTTTATTAGTGTTTATGACGGAACTGCTGGTGGTGGCCCTTCTTCTTTAAAATTTACTTCTACAGATTCTTTTTCAATTTCTTGTTGGATAAATATGGTAAGTACAAGCAGTCAAGAAAATATTATTTCTTTTAGAGGCACTCCTTTAATATGGCTTTATAGAGATGGAACAACAATAGGTTTTAGATTAAGAGGAAATGGTTCAGGAACTGAATCAGTAATAACAAAAACAACAACAAACGGTGCTTGGCATAATATAGTAGCTATTAGAGATTATAATTCAGGAACCCCACAATTAAAATTGTACATTGACAATGTATCAGCAACACCAGTAACAGACAACACCTCTGGAGATTTTGATACTTATGATAAATTCAGCATTTGTAATGATAATCATTCAGGGGGTAGATTTTGGTATGATGGAAAAATAAGCAACCTTTCAATTTACAATTCAGCATTAACATCAGCACAAGTAACAACTCTATATAATGAACATAAACCTTTTGACTTAAACACTTTTGCAGTTACACCAGTAAGTTGGTGGAGATTAGGAAGTGTAAATTCATCATTTGATGGCACAAACTGGACTGTATTGGATGAAATAGGAACAAACAACGGCACTTCAGCAAATATGACACAAGCAGATTTAGTTGATGGAGTAGGAGCAACAGCCAACGGTGTTTCTTCAGGTATGTCATCAGGAACAAATAAAACTGGAGATGCACCTTACAGTAATTCAAATGCAGTTTCATACAATATGAGTGTAACCGCAAAAACAACATCAGTACCAACATAAAATATTAAAATAAAAATAAAATGGCAACATACATAGTAATAGAATTAACAGAAACAAGCAAAGTAGATTACTCTCA